GGATTGCTACATAGCTTGGTAAAGTATGCAAACGAACAACATTACCATTGGAACCTACAGTTCTTAGAACCTGTGCAGTACGGACAGTACGGAGTTGGTGGACATTATAAAGTTCACACAGACACAGGACTACACAATCCTATGGGCAGTAATAGAAAACTAAGTTTTAGTTTGTTACTGAATGACGACTATGAGGGCGGTGAACTAGAAATACCCGGTAGCCCAGGACAGGAAGATGTCTTCGTTCCTGTTCGTAACACAGCAATATTCTTTCCAAGTTCAATGCCACATTGTGTTAAGCCAGTTACAAAAGGAATACGTAAAAGTTTAGTTGGTTGGGTACACGGACCAAACTTTGTATAAATATTAGTATGAGAGCAACAGATTTAGTAAGACAGGTCCTTGACCTATTAGATGAAATAGACGGCCCACACGACATCGAAGATGGAGTTGAGGCTGAAGTAAACGTACATCAAAACGATGCTTCGGATAGCAGATTCAAACATATTCTAGCAATGCTTGATCCACAGGGGTTTAATGGTGTTGCTAACAGCCCAAATGAAGTAGTTGCAGACATTGAAGCAGTAACAACAGATGCAGGGGGCGGAGTAAACGGACCTAAAGATCCTGCAGACATTAGAATAAAAGATCCAAGGGGGTTTGAATAATGCCAACTAAACGTGAAAGACAAGATGCTAAACTAACACAAGCAGGATTAGATAGAACGGCCCAAAATGTTATAGAGCCAGGACGCTATGCAGATGTTACAGCAGACGCAACACAATTACCTACTCGTTATGCAGTAGGTGATAACAACACCAATAACGTTGTTGACAATGATAACACAGGTGGCCTCAAGCAGGGCAGACCTTGGGCTAGTTAACAATGCCTAATCTAAATCCAAACTCGTCTAATTACAATCATAGTTATGAGCCTAATACCAATGACTTAACAATGGCAATGGACTACAACTCAGTAGGGCAACCTGTTATTAGAACTGTGGGCGGAGACATCTACAACAGTATCAACCTGCCAGCAGGCTTTGGCCAAGTACACAAGTTTGGTGCTGTTCCTGCTATGAGCATAGACACCATCGGAACCATATGGGACGAGGACGATACTGTCTATCCTTGGGCGGCGATTGATGCCAATGGTCTGTTGAATATTAAAGTCACTGCGCCAAACAATGAAAACAATCTCAACACAGACTTAGATGGCGACACAGTAGAGATACAAGGCTTGGATGAAAACTATCAAATACAGACTGAAACTGTAACCATATCAGGTTCAACAGCAACAACAGCCAATCCTTACAAAAGAATCTACAGAGCAAGATATCAAAACGGCGGAGGCTTTGATGTTAACTCAACCGCTCGTATATTGATACAAACACAGACTAATGTAACAGTAGCAAAGATACTTGAGGATCAAGGCCAAACACTGATGGCTATCTACACTGTACCTGCAGGCTACACAGGTTACTTGATGAGATTAGATGTTACAGCACAGGATGACGCAACAGGCGAATTCAAATTAATGGTTAGAGAAGGTGGCACTGGATCGTTTGCTATTAGACACGTTGCTGAAGTAGTTGGCCGCGGCGGACCGTATCAGTTGGAATATCCTATTCCGCAATCATTTCCAGAGAAGTCAGATATTGATGCAAGAATGCACACTCTTGCAAACAACGGACGTTATACTTGCACGTTTGATATCCTATTAGTAGATAACTCAGCAGGCACTCCATAAAAGATTAACCCCTAGCTAAATTAATAACTAGGGGCTGCTGTCTAATTTACTTTATATTAAGGACTATGTCCCTTTATTCTTTACTTGTTAGTCTTACCATTTACGAAATCATAGAACTTTTCAGCCGCTTCTAGCACAGCATCAGTTCCTGGTACTTCTGGCATTGTAACTGTAGTTACTACTTCACCAGTGTCTGAATCACGCTTTACAGTTTGTTCCCAACCTGCAAACTTTGCGTTATAGTCGTTCCAGATGTTGCCCTGGGCCATCTCTAGAACCTTTGTACGGATTTCGTATCCATTCTTATTTGTTGTGATTTTTGGCATTGCAGCCTTAAACATTTCAGCAACTTCCTGTGTTTGTTTAAAGATGGCTTCGCCGTATTTTGTATCTACTGACATAATATTTCTCCTTGTGTGTATGTGTGTAGTGTTACTAAAGTAACATTGTTATTTAGTTTTGTCAACCGCCTGGAACAAATTCTTTCGGAGTATACCATACCTTTTGATGATGTATACGTCCTAGCAGTTCTTGTATCTCGTGCATTTCTTCTTTTAGCTTTTCAGATACATTGCCTTCAGCAATGGCCATTCCTCTACGGCCAGCCTTTGCTCTTAGTGCTGATTCAATAACTTCTATGTCTCTTATAGTAAGTTCAAAGTTTTTATTTGGTTTCATAGTCCTAGACTCCTCATCCATATAGGTATTACTACAACGTGTAGAAATACGCATAGGGCTAACATAAGCCAAACTATTTTTACGTTACCCCTATCGCCGTGCATTATTTATTGCTCAATCCAGTTGGGCTATACTGTTCGCCATTGTATCCTGGATAGGTATTGTCTTCAACGCCAAAGTTACAACTTGCAACAATAAACAAAAATGCTATTGAAGCATAGGTTGTGCGTTTGCTCCACAAAATGAAACCGTCATAGGCGGCTTCAGCTTGTTTCTGTGCGTCTGTTCTAACCTTGTCCATTAGAGGTCAGCTAATAATGCTTTCAGTTTTTTCTTTGACTTGCCTTTTACTTTGGCTTTGGATACATCATTGTCTCCGTCGCCTACAACAACAATAGCAATCATACCCATTGTCTTGTGTGGAGAGCATTGATATACATAGACGCCTGGTGTGTCAAATGTCATTTCAACTTCTTTGTTGAGTTTTGATTTACGTGGTGCTTTCCAACCATCTGGTCCTGCAATGAATTCTACATTGTGGCCTTTTGATGTTGGTACCCAAGTAATTGTGTCGCCTACGTCAATGCGTGTGATATCTTCTGAGTACACCATTTTGGCGCCGTCATCACGTTTGTTTAACATTTCGACTGTAGTGTCTGCGGCTAGTGCCGGAGTTGATAGTAGACCCAAGAGGGCAACTGTTGATAGTAATTTCTTCATTGTGTTTTCCTTTGTGTATGTGTATACTACTGAACGTAGTGTGTATTATATATAGCAGGATTAACAAGCAATGTCAACCCTGCAATATATAGATGTGCTGTTATGTAGCAGCTTAGATTTGGCTAAGTGATATGTACATAACACTAATACAAAATAGTGCAATTATGCTAAAGCCTACGTTGTCACATAGTTCTCCATCGCATCTTGCCATTAAGTTTTCTATTAAGTTTTTCATAAGTCCTCGGTAGGTGATTAAGGGCAACTACTTGCCGCCCTTTTTCTTTTCTATTGGTTTTTTAAAATAACTGTGGTTTGGATCTAACATTAGCTAGTCTTATACATATTATGTTTGAACTCAGAGATCTCATTGGCTTTTGTAAATTCGCCCATATCTCTAAGTTGTCTAATACTCATACAATAGCTTCTGTATTCCATTGCTTTTAAGAATTTTCTAAACATTATTTGCTCTCCAACATAAGTGCTCTGGCTTCTTTGTGAAAGCCTTGACGTGATAGTTCAGCGGCTGCTCTTGCTCTGCCTGCTGATTCACCAAATGCTAAAAAGCCAACCCATACTGCAATTAGTGTGTTTCTTAATATTACACAAGACTTACAAGTGAAGTTCCAAGTGTTTGATTTCATTGTTGCTACAGTCATTATACAGATCCTCTCAAGTTTTCGTTGACTTCAATACCACGCACGATTGTTCTATCACCACGTGCTATGTTGCGAATGTCGCCACGGCAAATGCCAATGTCGTTCAATTCAAAGTCTGTTAACCTGCTAAGTTCTTTTAAAGTTCTTTTGTATGAAGCTTTGCGTTCTGCACGTAGTTTCATTGATCTACGTAAGTCTTTATAACCTTCGATTGCATCTTGTATCCAACTTGACGCTTCTATTACATAATGTGTCATTAGTTGTATACTCCTGCTCTTGGTCCACGACCACCGTGGGTTAGCATATAAGAATAGGCATACTGCCAATCTTTTCCGTACTCTGTTTTTGCGTATGTGAGCATCTCTTTTTCAAACTTCCGTGTTGGAAGTGGGTTTCCAAGTAAACTCACAAGACCGCTGAATGTTTCTCTAAACATTTCAATCTCCTTGATTAAGTTTTTAGGATGCTTGAGGAAAGCAATACCCCGGAACTTCCCCGGCGGTGCAAGTACCTTTGGTACTCGTCAATCACTTGTAACGGATGGATAATCCGCATTGTCTATCCAATGTGTCTATGTGTGTTGAATAGTACAGCCTTACTGCCCTATTCACTGTTATTTATTAAAAGTAACTTTATATTAACACCTATATGAGCGAAAATCAAATGCATTTTGCAAATACACGTTATGCGTATAATGCATACCGCTTTCGGTTGACATTTCACAAATAGTTTTGTACAATAAGTAATTAGAAGGCAACGTCGAGCCTTCCTTATTATGTGAGCGCCGTGGTAAAAACGGCAAGCAGAGGAGAAACTAATGGACGCACTCACCTTATGGAGCCTAGTCGGGTTCCTGTTCGCTGCCTATGCAGTGATAGCAAACGATTCAGTACAAACGCTCGGTACTTGGATGGCATCAAACAATGAGCGATTTACTTACAAGACATTATGGATTGCGGCAAGCGCAGTTCTACTAGCTACACTATGGTATGGCTGGCACGTAAATGGTGGAGACATCAGTTACGGAAGATTAAATAAGATACCCTGGCAAGAAGTGCAATGGTATCACGCAATGGCACCGGGCATACTTGTATTACTAACACGTATGGGCGTTCCGGTATCTACATCCTTTCTAGTGTTGAGTGCTTTCGCAAGTACTTTTGTGTTAGAAAAGATGTTGATGAAATCTATTATGGGTTACGGCATTGCGGCAATGTTTGCATACGGAGTATGGTATGTGATCAGCAGATGGATGGACGAAACTGCACCAGTTAAAGAACAACACAAAGACTATTGGCGTGTAGCACAATGGATAGCAACAGGAGGCTTGTGGTGGACTTGGCTGTCACACGATATGGCCAACATCGCAGTGTTCCTTCCACGTGAAGTTCCACTCAACCTAATGGTACTGATCAGCTTTGTATTTGTTATTGGTTTGTTCTTTATGTTTAGAGAACGAGGCGGCAAGATACAGCAGATTGTATTAGAAAAGCACAACACAAGATATGTGCGTAGTGCTACACTAATTGATCTATTCTATTGGTTGTGTTTGTACTTCTTCAAAGAGCTGAACGATATACCTATGTCAACTACTTGGGTATTCGTTGGTATGTTAGCTGGACGTGAACTTGCTATTGCAACATTCACAGGCAAGCATAAGTTCAAGAGTGTGTTTCCTTTGGTAGCACGAGACTTCCAAAAGATGATGATTGGACTAGGTGCATCGGTAGCCATTGTGTTAACGATACACTACATACTAATACCAAACGGTTACTAGTATTTGAAAGGATTGTGTTCGACGACACAATCTTTTCTCTTGACTTACATTGCTATGGTGTTATAATAACAGTATGATAAAAGATTGGAGTCTACCTCAAGTTAAAGACAATATCGATAAGATAGCGTGGGGAGAGTCTGACAAACATATGGACGGATTTGTTACTTGGGGGTGTAAGCAGGACCTATATCAAATACTTTGGTATGTGGAAGATGCATTAGATAAATGTAGTACATATGAAGGCGAACAAGAATATACAAAACGTAGAGATCAACAAAAGATTTTACAAGCACTAGGAAAAAAATGAAGATAGGAATTGCAGGGTACGGATTTGTTGGGCAAGCACACGAGCTGATGTTAAAAGCAAATTACGAAATAC